CGGCCATGCCAATGGCGGTAACAACGAGTTCCCACGGTTCCCAATCACGCCACGGCTGGACGGGTGTGGCGAAGTATGGGGGCGGGGCTGTCAGGGGTAAATGGCGTCGCCACCAGCCGAACCCTGGCGCTATACCGTCGCTCAACATTGCGAGGCCTTCCTCCAATGCTTCGGGCTGTAACTGATGCCACGGGTTGTGTGTTTGTTGTTCGGCTAGTGCGGCTAACTCGCGTAGGTAGATGGCGGGCAGACCGCGAAGATCGGTCACGGCTGCTTCGGTGCGGTCGGTAACCCGCTCGCCGATCCGCGGCTCCGTAGGAACGCCTCAAAGTCTGCTATGTCCGCTTGGATTTCGGGTCGATCCTTGATGCTCTCCCAGGTGCTAACAGGTTCACACCCCGTTCCCGTTCGTGTTTTCGTTTGTTCGGCCAGCATGGCGTCGTGGTCGTCCATTTGGGCGGCATACCACGCACCCGAGTCACCGCCGAACGTTTCATAAGGGAAGGCGAACTCGCCTGCTACGAGCGGCTGACGCTTCGACCACGCAACTGCCCATGTGGTGACAGCGATGTCAGCCCAGGAATGATCTTTGGCGACTCGTGTGACGATCACTAGATGGCGGCGAGCCAGACGTTCCTGGGGGTACGAAATGAACGTGTCGCCGCGGCCGATCCGGATAGCGGCGCTCACGCCCGCACCCGTTCCCGTTCGTGTTTCGTCTGGTACTGCTCACTCCACGTCTGCTGGTAGCGCCGGCCCGCACGCCAGACCGCGAAGACGGGGATGATCACAAACCAAGCGATGATGCCGGGGATGAGCGCTACAGCGATGATGGGGAGTAGCCGGGGGTTGTAGTCGACAGGGGCGAACGGGTTGGTCATCTGTGCAGCCTGAGCCTCATGCGTCCAAGTTCGTCGTTCAACTCTTGGATCTCATCGGCAGCCTGGTTGAGCAGCGAGCCGAGCCAGGTGTCTATCCCGGCGATTTTCGCTTCTCGCCGCAGGTCGATCAACAAGTCATTCCTTAGCGTCATGGTCGTCCCCTGCCTCATAGCAGTTCGCTTGTGGTGGTGGTGACGGGCCGTTGCGGCTCCCAGCCGAGTATCCGTGCCGTGTCGGCCTCCTCGGCTGTTTTGCACGCCCGGCAGTGCCGCCACATGGACGGGTGCACCGTCACCGGCAGGCCCAGCCTGCCGCACCACACCCGCACAAACCCTGGCACACCGGCGACGTTCTCGTCTTGTAGCAGGTGGATGGTGCGCGGCGACGACGAGAGAGCTGTTTCAGTCACTGTCGTGTACGCAGTCCGGTAATGACAAGACGGCCGAGTTGATCATCGAGTTGTTGGGAGCATGGCAGGTGAGGACCGTCATGCCCTGGCCAAAGAGGGCAGACCACTAGACGCCTATACGCTCGACGGTCGCAACGCGGCGTGTCGGTGTTTGTCTCCCACTCAAAGTCGTACTCTTTGCCGTCGATCACCAGATGAGACGGGGCGTACCTCTGGCCAGGTCGACCAGTGTAAAACTCGTAAACCATGACATCGTGAGCGAACCGCGCACAGCCCTCCGTATGTCCGCGGTCACTCATATCGTTTTGCCTCGCGTCGCAAAGAACCCGACAAATCAACACCCGAACCGCGCGGCCTCCCATTCCAACCACGCAACCCGTAACCCACACAACCGGCCGTGATAATCGACACCGCAAACCAGAAATCAGCCACAAGAAACCCCCTCCCTCAGCGTTGTATGAACCGCCAAACAAAACGCCCCAGCAGCCGCATACAACCGTTCCGGGTAACGGTCATCCCATATCTCCGACGCAGCCACAACCACACCCGGTACCGGCAACGCGTAACCCTCCAACCCTGGGAACACCTTCGCTAACCTGACGTACTCGGCCACCCGTGCATCGTCAGCCCACAACCCCACCTCCGTGATCGCGTCCTCCGTCGCACGACACAACTTCGACAGATCAGGGGTCCGGTCCGGGCGAGTCACCCGTTTCGGCGCCGACTTCGGGCGGGGCATCGTGAACACCATCACCACCGCCAACGGCCCGTCCAAACACGGGCCGGCACCGAACCCGGCGCTCTTGACAGCCTCACGCCACGGTCTCACTCGAGTCGAGTTCTCCACCATCACACCGTGTCCCACGTGACGTTTAGAGCCTTGCGGCGCGGGCAGACCGAGCGCGGCGAACGACCAAGCGGCAGTCATAACGGCCCGATAGTTTCAGTGGTGGTCTTCGGTTTCGTCGGGCCGTGGGTAGGCCACGACGTAGGCGTTCCAGGCGTTCTCCATCTCCATTCGTGGTTCCCGTTGAAGCAGGAGCCGCACACGTAGGCCCCACAGACCGAGCAGACGCCTTCGACCTCGTTGGTGCACTCGTCGCACTCGAAGGTGTCCAGGGTGGCTTGTGGCTCGTCCGATAACTCGGCCTCAATGTGGATTCGGTCGGTTTTGGGTGCGAGACAACAGGTCATCCCACAATCATCCTCGCCCACCCACTGGCGGTAGACGTGCCTCTCGGGCGGGTGGTCGCTCCATTTTTCTGGCGGCAGGTACACACGTTGCTCGCGGGCTTCACCCATCATTTTCGGACCTCACGTTGCCCGCCCCTCCGCTGGGTGCTCGGGGATCGTCCAGCCCTTCATGCCGAACGAGCGGTGACAGACGGGGCAGGTTCCAGGCGGGTCCCACGGACCTACGTCAAGGATGACCAACTCCGCTGGACGCCCATTACTGCCAGGGCACAAGTTCCTATCGCTCATCGCCCCTCCCGCCCTGGTCCCCAATAGGTCGTTCCACTCGGCTCCCGCCTAGATCGCACCAGTGGAACCACCACCGAAACACGGTCTGTTTGCACCAAGGACACTGCTTACGGAACTTCATTTATCCCGCCCCCTATCGGCTAGCTCAGCGTGGTAGGCGTCGCGGAACCTGGCCGCGGCGTCCTGCCAGTCGGGCGTCTCCTTGGTCCAGTCGCCGCCGCCTGCGTTGCAGATGATTGTCCACGCCCAATCGACCAGTTCGGTCTGATCGGAATCGTCGTGGCAGTCGCAGGAGCAGTTGCGGCCTGAGCATTGGGGATGATGGCCACCCCAACAGGTTGTGGTGGTCTTAGAGGCCGCAGGCACGCTGCCACGCCTTGTGGGTCGAATGAATGTAGAGGCGGTAGCCGCTGGCCCGCTTGACCCGATCCAACAGGACCGTCACCACCGCCCACGGCTTGCTTGTCACGGGCTGCGCCCAGTTATCGAACATCATCTGTCTCCTTCGGAGCAGCTTCTTGTGCTCCCACTCCACTGTCTGGCGGTCCACGCCCTTGAGGAAGGTCAGAACGCTGTCGATAGTGTCAGTCACGTTGCCCGCCCCTCAGCGGCGTGCAGACGACGCAGTTCCAGTGGCCGCAATCGACCTCTCCGTGACGGCCTACCTGCGCCAGCCAGGGCCGCATCGACAGCGGCGTATGCCTGCCGCCACTCATCGGTCGTGGCGTTGCCGATGTACCAGTCGTAGTCGTGACCGATCCATCAGCTTCGCGATCGAAGTCACACAGGCGAACGATCATCGCCAAGCGCATCTCGGGCGTCTCATGATCGTTGACCGCTTCGGCGGCTATTTCACGAATCGAGGCGACCTTGGCCCGCAGGCGGTTCCGTTCAGCCTTCATGGTTTCGATCAGGCTGAGGACTTCGGCGAACGCCTCGACTTCCTTGATGCTGATTCCTATTGACGCGGTCCTAGCCATCAGTCACCTTCCTGCCCCTCGGCGTCGTCCAGGAACGTGCCTGTTCTGGCAGGGAAGTCGGCTATCGGTCGATACGGGAAGTCGTTAGACGGTCCTGGGTAGCCCGCCGCCCACTTCTCCAGTTCATACTTCACGACTTCGACAAGCTGGTCGGGCGGAATCGTCGTGGCCCACATCGGGGAGTCCTGATTTATGCGGTTCAGTTGCAGACGTACAACGATCTTCTCTGCCACCTGGTCAAGCGTCATCGCTGCTCCCTCTCCCGCCCGCCTATTCGAAAGGGTTCGCCGTCGGGCTGCCACTGATCGCCGACTTTTAGCTGGCGAAAATGTCATCGACGTTCACCGTCGACGTCACAGGCGGCTCATACTTCGCCTTGAAAACACGCGCGGGTTGTGGGCGTCCGGTGTCACGGTTTTCCGTGTGCTTCACATGAAGCTTCCCGCCTTCGGCGAGACCGGCGGCGCCGGCCTCTTTGACGGCCTCGGCGATCGCCTGCGCGAGGAAACCTCGACGAACCCACAACGACAGCTCATGGTCTTCGGCGGTGCGGACAGCGATAATCAGATTGTCTTCAGGTTCGTCCGTGTTGAGGTTCGGACGGGAGATAACCCGGGGCGGTTCGATGATAGTCCCGGAGAGAACACCGCCGGGTTTCGATTCCCATTTGAACGCCGGGTAACGGGAACCGGTGGATTGCTCGAGGAAGTCTTGTGGGTTGGTGGTCATGTTGGTGGGTCTCCTTTATTGGTGGGTTAGTTGATGGGTGCGTGGATCTGTTTCGCCGAACGGCATCTCGTAAACGCCTTCGATGTCGGCTAAAACTTTGTCAAGCTGATCGATTTCATCACTAGACCAGGGCGGTTTTACGGTGACACCGGGTGGCCAAGTGAGGGCGACCATCGCCTTCGCTTCCGCCCCGAGTTTGGCGATCTCGCCGAGCCGGCCGGTGATCCATTCCGCCCGGTCAACCGGTATCTCCGTTACCGGGATCATCAAACTCTCCGTCTTCCGCCACTCCAACACTTTGAAACAGCACTCCACACCGGCCTCAGCTGCGGTCAGGTCGACACCCAACACATCAACCTCGTTATCTGTCGGCATGTGAATCACATAGCCCACAGTGCGGTCCATGTCCGGTAGTGGCTCGAACCTGGTTGTTGTGCCACCGGCACGCGGAACCGGTCCGGCCATTAGCGGGGCGTTCGCGTACAGCCACAGTTGGACAGCGCAGGCGTGCGGGTATTTGACGGCGTTCACACCGGTTTTCAAATCGCCGGCGACGATGCGTCCATCGGTTTTGCGGCGGAAGAACCGGTCGAACCGGCCGGCGATCAACCTGTCCGGGTAAACCACGATCCGCTCCACGAGCTCGGGGACGACCTCCAGACCGGCGATCTCCAACGCACGGGTCCACGCCGCGGCGACAGCCCGGGCTTGCGGGCTGTCCAGGATCAGTTCGTTAAGGTCGACCCGTTCCGTGATCCGATGCGCCGCTGTCCCCCGGTTCGCCGCATCATGCGAACGTGCCGCTTGCATCGCTTCCTCGGCAATACGGTCCAACTGTTTCCGGTCATCGAAATGCGCCGCGGCCTGCTCGACCAGTGACGGTTGGGTGGCGACACCGATCAGGATTTGACGTTTCCGCCACGCATCCAAAGAGAACGAATCATCTGGAATTTTCGCCACAGCACTGATGCTCTTACAGCGCTTGCCGTCGAGGTAGTAGGCGTGAGTGGAATCGGTATACGAAAGCTTCACAGCTCATCCTCGGATGTCCACCATCGTTCCTGGTCGAGGCCCAATCGGTCGGCGAACTCGGGGTGCCGGGCGGCGAATGTGCGTAACGATTCGGCCCTGGTTGTGTCGTAACACTGTTGGCCGTGCCTGAGGGGTCCGCCGTGCGAGTTGCGGCATGTGTGGTTCGGATCATCGGCGAACAGGCAGGCGACAGCCGTGACCTTCTCAAAGTCGTACACGGTTGGAGCGAGGAGATACTCGCCGTCGGGAAGGTGGGTTGTGCGTGGTTCAATGCGGGACCAAGCTGGGGCGGGCTCGACGGTGCGGTCGGCGGAAAACGCACCGGAGCCCACCCCCATCCCGTCAGGGGCGCTAACGGGAAACTCCGAAGGCGGAACCCAACGATCCACGATCCAACGGACAAGAGAGTGGCGTTGGAGGTTCACGACGAAACCTCGGTGAGGTAGGTGGCGAGCTGTTCGGCTTGCCATCTGCGTTCGGCATCCCCGGCGGCAGCCCAGGCGGCATCCCTGGCGGCAGCCCAGGCGGCATCCCAGGCGGCATCCCTGGCGGCAGCCCAGGCGGCAGCCCTGGCGGCAGCCCAGGCGGCAGCCCTGGCGGCATCCCTGGCGGCATCCCTGGCGGCATCCCTGGCGGCAGCCCTGGCGGCATCCCCGGCGGCATCCCAGGCGGCATCCCTGATTTTGCCAACGGCAAAATCACGGGCCGCCAGGATCGCCTTCGCCGGCCGATCATCCTTCGGGCGCACCTTCAAGAAGATCGGTAACACATGCTCAGCGCAGTCGGCGGCGAACAGGCGCAGATCCCGCTCCGAGATGTGCACCTGACGCAACAGGCGGGCCTGGCCGAACGCTGTTTTGCCGGTCCCGTCCGTGTGCGACCCGGCTCGCCCTTCGGCGACGTAGATCGTGCAGTCCGCCCGCAACCATTCCGCCAGCGACCACAACTCGACCAGGTGGTACCCGCGTGTGCAGCAGACAGGGTCAGCGATCTTCGGCATCCACCGTCCCGGTTTCCCGTTCGGTAACGCCCAGTCGCAACGCCCGCCGTGGATCGCCTCACCGCGCGGGCCCAACACTTTATAGAACTTGGCCGGGGCGGGCAGCGGTGAACTCCCCTTTTCAAGTGCGCTGCGCTTCGAGGGTTGAGTAAGCCCCGAGCCCGGACCGGTTTGGCCAGTCATGACGCCCGCCTACGAGCCTGATATTCCGCCCGGCGGATCTTGTCGCAGGTACGGCACTTCCGCATCGGTGTGCCACGCCTCGACATCTGAATTACCAAGTTGTCGCCCTCGAACGGGTGGCCTCGCAGACAGTGCGTGATCTGAGTCCACGGCGCTCGGCGGACGTTCTCGAGGCGGGTCACCAACTCGAGGTGATCAAGGTTCACGCATCGCCGATTCCGGCACAGATGGTCGATCTGCAATCCGTCAGGAATCGGGCCGTGCGCTTGCGCCCACAGAAACCGCGTGGCCGTCGTGGTCGTCCTAATCCCGGTTGGTGTTCTCACGAACACGATTCCGTACCCGGTGTTGTTAACCGTGCCGCCCCACTCGACGCAGTCGCCGGTCACGAACTGGCCTTGCCGTTAGTTCCAGCGATCCGTTCGATCACTTTGCGGCGGAACAGGTATTGGCCCCGCTTGCCGGGTGTCTTGTGTTCGTAAGGGAGTGCGCCGTTGCCTGCGAGGCGTGCGATGGTGCGGACGCTTTTGCCGAGCAGTGCGGCGGTCTCGGCGGTGGTTAGGAGCCCGTGGTCTGGCATTGCGCCCATCTTGGTGCCGTGGCCAACCATAGTCAAGTACCGTCTTGGGATTTCTGCCGTGTCGGGACAAAGGGGACAACCTGTGGACAACCCTTGACGAAGCTTCGCCATCCGTGGGATACTCCCCCGCATGACCACAGTGCATCAGGAGGTCGGGGTCCCTCCCTGGACGCTGGGATGGCGCTTGCGCCGAGCCCTCGCCTGGAAAGGATTTACTGCCGAAGAAATGGCAAGCGCCCTCGAAACCTCACCCTCACAGATCAGCCGCTATCTCCGTGACGAGTCCCAACCCAAATGGCGTGACCTAGTCGACTGGGCACGTCTGTGCGATGTCGACGAGACATGGTTGATCGCCGACTCCGTCGCCCCTCCCCCACTCCCAAAAGCCCGACAGGCTCGTAGCGGTACCCGAATTCACAGATATCGGTACTACGCCCACGCCGCGTGACTGGACTAGACACCGAGCGTGATCCCACGACGCGTGATACTCGAAACCATGACACCGCAACAGGTCCGCACGCTGGTTCTACTCGCGAAGGCGCGCGGGTTGGCTTGCCGGTCGAACTACAACGCCGAGCAGCCGATCGGCGACCGATGGCCGTTGTATTGGAAAACGTTGGAGGCGTTACAGGCGGACGGGTTGATTATGCGTGCGGGCAAGTTTTATGTGCCGACCGAACTCGGCCATTCACTGATCGAACAGGCAGTACATCGCAGGATCCCTTGAAAGGGGCAACCATGAAAAAGAAGATGATCGCTTGTATCGCAGGCTTGATGGGGGTTGTGGGGTTGGGGTTCGCCCCGCCGGCCACGGCTCAATCGTCGCATGCGAAGGATTATGTGTGCCACACGGTGCACGTTGTGAGCGGCGGCCCGATCTATGAGTCGCATTTCGTGGTGGTGTGTGTCCATAAAGGGCACGGCTACTATCGGCGGTAGGGTGTTGGTCGGCGGGCTACGGCCCACCGCCGGTCCCGTCGACCAGCCCCTGAAACGAGAGAGGCCCCCCGAACCGTTAGCCGGTCCGGAGGGCTGATCTCGCCGTGACTTGGGACGAAGGGTGTCCCAACTAAGCAGGCTAACCCGCCGATAACCGCCGGTGGTGAACCGTCACACCCCGCACATCCTCGAGGTGTTCGGCCAAGCACCCCAACCCTGCATCTGTTGCACTCGCTCGGCAATGACCAGCTGCTGGCTATACGAATAGTCGGATGGGAGCCCTGGTCCGCCTCCGGCTGCCTGCCACGTGCTGAGTGTGAATTGGAAAGCGCCGTAGAATCCGTTGCCGGTGTTCTCGGCTGGGTTACCGCCGGACTCGTAGTGGGCGATGCACGCCCAAACACCGCCAGTGGCGCTTATCATGGTGTCGGCCTGGTCCCTGGCTGGTGGCTGTGCAGCGATAATCGTTGGGCTGACTAGCGGCGCAGGGGCCGGGCTCGGCAGTCGCCCATGCCCACCGTCGACGAACATCGCTGATGCTGGTGCCGGAAACGCGAAAAGGGCGGCCGTAAAGGCCGCCCCTACTATGTGCCGTCGCACCGGCCGACTAGGCGGCCCCTCCCGGTTTCGGCGGCCCATTCGACGTCGCCGCGACAGTGAGCGGCACGCCCACCCCGAGACCGAGGAGAGCGCCGATGATCGGGCCGCCCTCAGCCCACGACAGCTTCCCCATCGCGATGAGCACGGTCAGGGCGATAACCGCTGTCACGTGGAGCACGGCGGCGTACACGATCGGAACCCAAGCAGGCATTGTCAGGTACTCCTTTGGTTGAGCCCGATCTGATGCTCAGCGTCGAGCTGGGCAGTGAACCGGGCTAGGAAGATCGGGTTGGTGGACACGAGCAGCGTGTTGTTCTGCGCCTTGAACCCGGCCGGGTTCTTCACGTCCGCCTTGAGGCTGATCCCGGTGCCTTCGCCAGAGGCAGACCAGTTCATGGAGCCTTCGAAGCCGATGCCTTGGCCGACGAGGATCCCGCCTTTGGTGTGGCTGATTTGGTGAGTGGCCGACTCGAGGATCACAAACGAGTTGTTGAAGTCGGCGGAGTCCTTGGCCTGGTCGAGAGCGATGATCTTCTTCTCATGCACCCCGGCAGCCTGGGAGCGGTCCAAGCTGGCTTGGACTCGTACCCCGGGGTCGGTGAATAGGTCCATGATGTCGGCGTTGAGCTCGTCATCGTCGAAGCCGAACATGTTGAACTTGAAGAACAACCGTTCTTTGGGGATCAGCGTGTGGAGGATGTTGTGGCAGTCGTCGCGGCCGACGAGAAACAGATAGTGGTCGCCGTAGCCGGGTGTGAGAACACCTTCGGGGGTGAACTGCCCGAGGGCGGCTAGGCGCGGGTCGTCGGCCATTGACGCTCCTTCTTGCGATGCATCTCGGCGAAGTGGATGTGATGCCCTTTGCCCATCAGGGGATGATGCAAGCGGCAAACAGGGTGGATTTGGCCGTCGGCGTCCGCGTAGGTGTGGAGTCCGAGGCGTGGGCACCGGTGCTCCCGGCAGTTGTGCTGCCGGTACAGCTGCACAAGTCCGCCGATGATGGCTAGCTCGCCGAGATCGGATCCAATCCCCGACCAAAATAAATAGGCGCGACTGGTCCCGTTAGTCAGTCCGAAGAATTGGGCTATCCCGTGCAACAAGGTTGGCCTTTCTTGTAGCGTGTCCTTTCGCAACGATGGCGAACCGCGTTTCGGGATCCCACCGAGCCCACCGTGCACGGGCCATATCCGCTAATTGCTCGTGGGATAAGGCCGCCTTAGCTTTGGCCCCAATATCGTCATAAGCAGAGTGGCATTGCTGACACATCGGTCGGTAGTCCATCGGATCGCAACCGTCGGTGCCGTGGGTCTGTGCCCAATCCTTAGCGACGCGGCTACCGCACACCTCGCATTGATAGCCCTTAGCTGGCCCTCGGGCCTTACGTACGCGACGGTGACGCCCGCTATAACCGGGAGCATCTTGTTTGGCTGCCCATTGTCGGAGCATCTGTTCACGAGCCTGTGCAGACACGGCGATGCTGCGTTCTGCGGCGGTAGCGTATTTAGGTTTAGTCATCCATCCCATAATAGTCCGACACCAGTGTCAGCACCCGTATCATTGACCCCATTAGTGCCGGACGATAAACACGATGAGGGCGATGATCCCGAGGATGATCAGGATGGTTACGAGTAGGCCGACGGTCATGTTGCCTCCGGGTGTGTTTTGCGCCAGTACGCGCGGCGACGAGTGAGTAAACGTTTCTCAACAGGCGAAAGAGCGACGGGCCGCAGTCGCCGCATCCGGTCACGCATCACCGCCGCGAGTTCAGGATCAACAGTCCCATCGATGATCACCAACATCTCGACTATCGCCGCTTGCCCTTGCGCCTCGAGAATGACACTGATCTGGTCGGCCAGGGCGGGGATGGCGGCATGGTCGACGACACCGTGCCAAAACTTCATCCGTGCCGGTGTGGCACCTTCCTGGTGGGACCCGACCGCTTCCCGATCGGACGGGTACCGTTTGATACGGGTGGGGCGCAGAGTGCGCCCGGTCCACGCTCGACCCATCTATCCGATCATGTGAATGAGTAGCAGCGTGGTGGCTGCCAAAGCGGCGACCAACACGAACACCCAGGCGACCGCCAACCAGGCCATCAGTGGATGTGCGGGCTGAGTGCTGCCACAACGATCACGACTATCCCGAGGACCCCGAACAGCAGTGCCCGAGCATCCAACGTGCCGGTCCGTGCGCCCTGCTGGGCTGCCATGAAACCACTGAGAGCGTCGATCTTCTCCGTGACCGCAGCGAACCGGGCGTCGACAAGATCAGCTTGGGCGAATCGGGATTCTCTGTCGTTCATGCTTCCCCGCCACTCATTAGCGTTGTCCCGCCACTTCTCCGCGTTCACCTCCGCCACCCCCACCGCCTTCTCCGCAGCCGACAAAGCGGCCGCTACCGCTTCCTTCTGGGCTGTGAGGGCGGCAGCGACCGCGTCTTTCGCGGCGTTGTTCGCGGAAGTCATCTCGCTTCGCAAAGCGATGAACCGTTCATTGTTCCGTTTGTCGGCCTCTTGGAGAAGATCGAGGATGTGAACGCGGAGCGTTTCGGCGGTCCATCCGTGCCCGGCACCGTCAAGCCTCCCGCCAGTCGGCTCAGTCATCGAATAAGATAAGAACCGTGCCGAAAGGCGTTTATCCCCGCCAATCGAGGACCACTGAAACCCGGGCCAAGATCAGCGCTGCCATGACGGGGCGCACCAAATCCAAGGAGACCCGAGCCAGGATGAGTGCAGCTAAGAGGGGGCACGCTCCGTCTATCGGACAATGGAAGGGCACCGACATTGGCTACTCGGGTGTCCACTACCGGGCCGACCTGGCCCTTCCCTCTGAGTGCGCTCACGCTGATACGTCGTGCAAAGGGCGCCTCGAGGTTGCGTTTCGGCATGACGCTCCAGTCGAACTGGTCCGCGACGGCGACAGACGCGGCCGCTATTTCGTGGGTCCACCGCTGGAGGGCTACCTGCGGCTGTGCCGGTCGCACCATTGCCGCTACGACGGCATCGGTCCCAGCCGCAATATCGGCTAACACACTGCTACACCGTTTTCCAGACGGCGATCTGGTTACCGGACAGCCCGAACGGCGGCCCGAACCGGGCCATCGCTGGCGCCCCATCGACAACGCTGTGCCGGAAGTCGCACAGCAGCCAATGGGTGTTGGCTTTGATGGTGCCGTCGGTGCTGTCGGCGGTCGCGTACACATACCACATGAGATCGTCCTTTGCTGGCGGCTTGGGTTGCGGAGTTGGTGTCGGAACAGGGACCGGGGCGGCGGTCCACCACGGGAGCACTTTCAAGACGACGTTCTCGTCGTAGATGCCTTGCGCCCCAGGGATCGCCGGCAAGGTGATACCGACCCGCTGATACAGGTGCGCTAGGGGACTGACGATGACACCCGACCACGCCTCGGTCTGCCAATAGAACTTGACCTCACGGTCGGAGGCGGCGACATGGGCTAGGAGAGCAGCGGACCCGTAGACACCCTCGGGATGGGTCGTGGCAGCGGCGAACGCGGCGAAGTAGGCGTCAACCGTGGGGAACTGCGCTGGTTGGACGTCGAAGTCGACGGCAGCGAAGATCGGGCACTGCGCCGGGTAGCCGAGCGCCACCGCCAAGGCTTCGGCTGCGGCACCGTCGATGGCACCCTGCGCCGCGCCGCCGAGCGAGCTTTGTGCGCCGGCTTCCCACACGAGAAGGATGCCGAGCCCGACAGCGTGGAGGGCGGTGGTCTCGGTGACGGTGAGGTTCTTCGTCGGGTCGGGTGACAGATACCGGAGGACCGCCTTGTACCCGACTGTTTTGATGGCCTGCGGGGCCGGATGCTGCCACGCATAGTCGACAGCGAGGTCGGTCACAGCGTCGAGAACGTGCAGGACAGATGCAGGTTGGTGTTCGTCCCCGCCGTCTGGGTGACCACCCCGGCTGAGGTGATCGAGATCGCCGCATACGTCGAACCACCATTAGATGTGCCGAACACAACCGTCTGCGACGGCCGGTACCCAGCCGGCAGCGTGATGATCGCGGTCGTGACCGTGCCACCGGTAACAGCCCCTTGTATCGTGACCAGCGACCCGACAAGCCGGTATCGGGGAACGTTCGGTGAGACCACAGCGGTCCACGAGTTCGTGAACCCAGCCATGTTCGTCCAGGCGACATCACCGTAAAGGAACGTGAGGTTGTCCTCGATGATGTTCCAGTCGACGGCCGTTACGACGTATCCGGTGGCACGATCGGTTGGTGTCGTCCAGGGCATCAGGCTCCTCCTCTTTACATAGCGCGCTTAGTCCGCTATGTTGTGGGTGTGGGTCTCATTCATTACGAAATCCCCGACGACATTCACCGCCAAGCGAAAGCAGCGGCAGCGTTGCGGGGTGTGACCCTGCGAGAGTTCGTCACTCTCGCCATCGTCGAAGCCATCGAAAGGGGCGACCATGAAGAAGATCGTCGTTAGTGTCGCAGGACTCGTCGGGGTTGTTGGACTTGGGTTCACTGCCCCAGTGGGCGCTTCATATCGACCGAGCAGCTATCCCATACTGTGTCAAGGCAACTTTCAGCACACAACTTTGACGTGCGAGGAGAACCCGCCTGTCTTCTGGCCAGCACATCAGTTTGTTGTGACCCCGTTGGGCGGTAACCGCTGGACCGACCTACCCACCGACTCGCACCACCTGTCGTTCAAATGTGTGCCGGTCGACCAAGTCGCGCCGACAACCCTGTACGGATGTGTTATCAACGTCTAGTCTCTGCGTCGATGCGACCCACGGTGCCATTGATGATCTGGGTGGACGACGACGGCCGAGTCTTCGAGTCACTACAAGACTTGAAAGCAGCCCACGCTGACGATGATGAGTCAGATGAGCTAGAAGGCCAGCCGGGTACTGATACCTAACTGGCTGGTATCAAGAATCCAGAACGGCTTATCCGCGACCGCGAGCTGGAATGTGACATACCACTGTTTCGCATTAATCGTCTCGTCGATGTGTTCGATCTGACATTCCTGCGAGAAGGCTGTGCCGCCACCGGGCATGAGGGTGCGTTCCACTGTAATCCGATTCAGAACCTTAAGAGTAAACAAGGTGGGGATCACAGCTGGGAACGCTGCAGCCACCGCGAGCACGTCAACTGTCACGGATTGCAGGCGATCGACGGGGGTGCCGAACTTGTCGACCACATAGTTCGCGAGCCCGAGCACTTCGGCATCGGATATGCCGATCAGGGAAGCGGGCGGCGTCCACGTGTTACCGGGATTCCCATTAGTAGCTGTCTGCTGCACTCCCCCGGCGCGTGTCGCCGTCGCGGTCGTGTACAAAAACAAATCATCACGGGAGAGCGTGGGACCGGGCAGGTACGGGATGTCATCCCCGGCCGTGTTATCCCCGAGGGTCGCCTGCGAGGTCGTGTTGACTGCGCTGGACAACAGGGTATACCGGCTCAGAAATGTTGCCACCCCATTCTCTTGCATGAAAAAGGCACCGCTCTCGGTCGCTTCGACCTCTTGGAGATGTCCGAGCACAGATGTGTTGGTCAGCGACGAGGCGGGCGCTTGCACAGTGGACGTCCGACCTGTATTAACAAACCGGGCACCAGCGGACCAGCCTTGAGCAGTCAACACTCGGTTGACTCGCGCCCCCGCCCCCTCCTGCGTCCAGATCCCAAGACTGAAATGGTTAGCGGCCTGTCCGCTTGTCAACACGGAGGGATACACCGCTACTTCCTGCAACAACGCGCCCGGAGTCTGTGCTGTGCTCGAAATCGTGCTCAGCACCGCGGTCTGGCTTATCACCGGTGCCACACCGTCAGAGCCGGCGGATACTCCGTCCACGTATATCGTGTGTGTTGACCCGGTGACCGACAGCACGCCCATGACGTGATGCCAGATGCCGTCGCTCAACGTCGCCGACGCAGACAGTGTGTGAGCCCCTGCGCCGCCGCTTGTCAGTTTGACAGTGTTGGCGTTCGTGTCGACCTCTAACACAGCTTGCCCATTGCCGCCGGAGCAGAGGTACAGCAAGGTTATGTTGGTGTTTGACGCCGCCGTGTAGGCGGTGTTGATCCAGAACTCCAGTGTCAGATCCCCGTTCCATATCACATTGATCAAGTTCGGGAGTTGTATCGTCGGCGTGAGCGATGCAGTTGCGAGGAACAGGGCGCTGCTGGTCGTGTCAGCCTTGAAGGCCCCAGGCTGCCCAAACGTCACCGTAGGGACCGTGACTGTTGCGGACTGCCCAGCTGGACCGGAATCAGCGGCAGTCTGAGATCCGACCAAGTCACCGAACCGCCAATAGTTGTGGACACCGTCAGCTATCACCTGGGACGGATAACCGCCAGTCGTGAAGTTCGCGTTGTTCCACATCCGGAACGCGTCCGCCACCTTCAACAAACAAGTTTGGTTCGTCTCGTCAGGCCACTCCGGATACCACCCGGACACCTGCCCCGTGAACCGGTAATAGGTGACACCCAGCCACGACGCCCGCACCTGCACCAACTTCCCCGGCACCACCAACCCCGTGTAAGGCGACGATGTGTTCCACGGCGTGAACCGGCCGCTCGTGTTGTCCAAATGCAGCTCGCGGGTCCCGGCCTCGAACGACTGCAACTCCTGCTGACGACCCCGAGCCCCATTGTCGTTCAGCACGAACCTGGACACGTCAGTCCACACATTCGTCGCACCCAACGTGCCCGGTGGTGACGCGATCGTCGTGATCAACGCCGGGTCATCGTTCGGTCCGTTGTTGAAGGCACATAAATAGAGAACAGAAGGTCTTGCCATCAGCTCGCCCCCGTCGGTAGATTGGGAGCCCGGCTTGGTTTGGCAAGGCGCGGTATGGCAGGGTTAGGCTGGGCTTGGCGCGGCAGGCATCCCATTAGCTCGTCAACTGGCCGCGGCGACCGTTACGGGCCGGGCCCTGCTCGAACGCCTTCCGCAACGGCTCCACAAGCGACGAGGCGAGCCCGGAGGCTGTGAGTACGTGGCCTTCCACCGTCACGTTCACTGTGACCGGACCGCCGCCCCAGCCGCCTCCGCTCGGGCTGCCGCTCACACTGTGCGGAATGATCGAACCGGCCGTTTGCGGCTGGAACCATTCCGGTCCCTTCTCCCCCACCCAGTACCCCATGCCCGCTTCGACCGGGCCGCCAGCCGCCTTCTTCGGTGCCGACGACAGTGGCACCCAGTTACCATTCTTGTCGAAATAACCGGAATCAGGAACCCACCCTTGCAAGTTCAACTGGTTCTTCGTCGTGAACCTCGACGGACCAGTACCAGCCCCACCCTGGAACAACGCGGCATACAAACCCATGATCTTGTTGTGAGTGGCATCGGCAGTGTTCCCAAGGTCGATCAGTTTCTTACCCGTGATCACAATCAACCCCGAAGCGGCGAGAGCAGATGCAGCTAGCAACCCGATGCCGCCACTCTTCGATGCCGCTATCTCCCCTTCTGTTATGGCTGACTGCGCGCCCAGCCTGCTCAACCATTGGATGCCGCCCTGAACAGATTTGACCATTCCCGCGATGGCCGACACCAGTCTGATCCCGATAGCAGCCGCCAACACCGTGCCCAACGCCGTGGCAAGCGCTATCGCGACATCATGATGCCTCTGGAACCAGGCGACAACCGCCGCCACCTTCGTCATAAGATTCTCGAGGATCGGGATCAATACCATCCCAAGTTTCGCGCCCAAATCTGTCGCCTGAGCCTTCGCGACCTGCAACCTTCCAGCGAACGTTTTCGCCGCATCCGACGCCTGACCACCAATCTTCTGAGTCAACGCTGCCAGGATCGTCGTGCCGGCCTGCTGCGCTAACGTCAGTTTCGCCTGAGCGTCCGCCACCTTCGACACAGCCCGCTCGTACGCGGCATGAGGCCCCGTCCCGGCCGTCACACCGGCCGCTTCCTTCTGCGTAGCAACCAGCGCCGCGTCTTGAGCCAGTTTCAGTTTGGCTGTAGCAGCAGCCAACAGCTCGTGACCTTTAGAGGATGCGTTCGCAGCATCCGGATACTCTTTCATCACGGCAGTTAACGCAGCCTGCGCCGACTGCTCAGCGGTATCAGCCCTAGCCGCGGCCATCGCCAACGATTCGGCCTTGAGCCGATCCGACGCCAACTGCACCGCCGTCGGGTGCGCCGAAACCTCAGCCGCCGTCAACGCGTCCTGCGCCTTCTTCAACGCTGTCTGCGCCTGCACCACCTTGAACGCCGAAGACGCGGCGATCGGCAAATCGATACCCAACTGATGCAACGGGCGCATGTTCCCCTCGAGCGCCTTCGTCACAGCCAACGACGCCTGCGCCAAATCCACATGCTTGAACGTCGCCAAATCCGCCGCGACACCCAACGCGTTAAACGCCTTCGTTGGCGATCCCAGCCCGGTAACCATCACAGCCAGCGCATCGTTGGTTTGAGCGTTCGTGAACCCGAAATGCTCGAGCTGCTTATCAGCGACCTGAATTTGGGGGGTGAACGCTACGAAACTGTGCCCCGAGTCGGCGATAGCGACACTCAACCGCCGGTTGGCGTCCTGTAAATCCGAGCCCATTTTCAACGCGAGCCCGGCAACACCGACCGCCGCTCCCGCGACGCCCGCCAGCAACATACCGCTGCCCTTGTTCAACGTTTGGAAATGCGACCCGCCTTGCTTCGACGTGGCTTCCATCTCGCCACGGGCGATAGACATTTTCCGCTGGAAATCCGAAATCACGGCACGAAGAGTTACGGTCGTGTCCACGGGTCAGCCCTTCCACACCTTGTCGAACGACCGTTTCGCTATCCCCTGCAACGCCGCTGCCCCAGCTGCTTCACCAGCGGCCATGTAATGGAACCGTTCCTCTTGTGCCCCCGAATACAGATGAACCCGCGCGCCCCGAGGAGCGATCTTCAGTTCGTACATGTCACCGACCCGCCTGATGTTCCGGGTCGGTTTGATCGACGCGCGCAACAGGCCACGAACAGGACGGTCCGCGGTCATGACCGGACCGATACCACCCGCTTTGCGGAACTTCGTTCCACGAGCCAACTGTGACGCCGTCACAGCGTTGGGGTCTTTCAGGATGGGGGCAGCTTTCTTCGCCGCAACCTTCACCACCCGGCCGGCCTCGCGCACCGAGTACATCGCCGCCCTGGGCATCCGCGCCTGCCGCTGAGCGATCCCTTTATGGAACGGTTCGGTGATCATTGAGAAAGCGATCCCGTCCGCCATGCGATCACCCCTCCGACTGCTTCACCATTTGGTTAACCCGCCAATGGACCGTCAACAGTTCATCGAGATCAACCGCCGACTGTTCGTCCTGGACAGACGGGGGCATCCCGAAAACGGACGCTAGGACGTACCGCCGGTAGACAGGGTCGCGAATGTCGGAGCCTCCGTTGACGATCCCGTGAGCGGCACGGAAGACACGGAGGTGGGGGCTTTTGGGTCGCTACCATCATCCGGCCCGTAGTCAGGCATCATCTCGGGCATCAGATCGAAACATCTCGAGATCAACGCATCTTTTGAGCCCGCGTCCAAGTCTTCTATCGCTTCGAGGGTGACCGGCTGCTCGAACGACCACGCCTTGACGAAACACATGACGAGCAGATCCATCGCATGGAACTGCAAACTGCTCTGCTCACCGGTCAGTCGCCGAGGGTCAGGAATGGTTAACGGCTGTCCCGGCTTATCAGCGTGAGGGTTCGGAATCTGCGGCGAGTCCGCGGCGGCGGCGGTCGAATCTGACAGAGCCGTAAGGTACGCACGCCGCCGACGGTCGGACACCTTTCGCGGCGAACACAGTTCAGCCCATTCGTTATCGGGCAGGTCGAGACGGCTCACTTGCCGGACTTCTTCACGGGCTCGTCGGCCGGCTCCTCGACCTTCGCCGTGGGTTTCGCCTTCGGTGCGAGGGCTTCCTCTTCGCCGACAGGATCGTGGCCCTGCAAATGATCAAACGACATTCATTGTCCTTTCCTAGTCACTGATAGGTCCCGGTCGCCAAGGTGTTCTTCAGCACGACACGACTTGGCGAATACCCGCCGCCCGCGGTGTTCGCGTCCGTGACATTCGCCACCGCCGTCACCGGGCCGGTGATCTCGACATAGCCTTTCGAGCCGGGCAGCGTGACTTGCCAACCGTCCATGAAAATCGCCTTCGACATCTGGACAACAACTTGCACCTGCGATGCACCGGTGCCGTTCGTCAATGTGAACACAACCGGAATCTGGGAGGTGTTCAGGTAGAAGTTGAGGTTGGTGTCGTCCTCGTAGGTCGCGGTGATCGTCCCGGTCGTGGACAGCGGTCCCGCCCAAATGATCGTCGGCTGCTGGGAGCCGTCCAACGTTTGGATCGCTTCCATCGAGTCGCGTTTGATCGTGAAATCCGCGAGGAGAACGTTGGAGGCGATGACGGAGTTGATCGACGTCGAGGCTTGCCACGCGGCTTGGGGGGTGATCGCCGTGAACGTCGGCGTATAGGCCGCGACCACGCACGACTCCAATGCCATCCACTTGGAGGTGTAGGACACGTTTTGGGTGGGGTCGTATTTGATGGCGACCTCGGAGCATTTCGCCCCAGCAAACATTCGCACGTTGTTGCCGTTATAAACGAACAGGAGCAGCGAAGTGGGTTGCCCGTTCGAGCCGGCAGTGTTCATCCCAGCGAACGTGTGAGTGTTCGGCGAGCCGCCAGCGAAATCGACAGCACCATAAACACTGCCGACGACGAAACCGAACATGTCGGCGAACACGTCCCCGTCGATCGCGCACTCACCATAAGCTGTCGCCCCGGTCACGTTGTAGGCGGCAACATTCGAGCCGCGGATGCCTTTGTCTTCGATCGTGGCGATATGGTCCGCCGGGACAATGTTGGTGGCGGGCACCCAGTTCGCTGGTCCTAACGACGCTGTGAGCTGCCAGAAGATTGGGGTGTTCGCGGCGTGCGCGTTCGTTGTCGCCGCGACAGTCAACGTGCTCGAACCGCCGCCGGCTGTCACAGCGCGGGACTCGCTGTTGACCCCGTCGATGAAATAGATCGTCGACGACGCCGGGACGACGGTCCCGCTGACAGGGATCGATGTCGCGCCGACGGTGGTGGCGGCGGTCAGGAATGTTGGTGCGCCCGCCTTAGCGAAACCCACCCACCCACGGAAACCCGCAATCGGCATCTAACTACTCCTTTGCTGCTTTGGTTTTGACCGGCTCGAAGAACGCCAGGTTCGGGTTCTTGTCGGCCTCGATCACATCCCCGGGGAGAACGGTGAGCGACGGGCGCTCACCGTCCCCCGGGAGTTCCAACGGCATCCCACTGGTGTTCATGAACCGGGCCATAAGGCTCCTCAGCTGGTCAGCAATGTGGTTGTGACGTGAATCGTGAACCTGATCGCCGCGCCCACGTTTCCGCCGGTGTCATAGTCGTACTCGAGGGTGCCAACCAATCCCTGAGCGACAGTCGAACCGTCGATCCCTAACGAGGGATCGGTTCTCAACACAGTTTGCACGGCACCGAACAGGGTGAGAGCGGAGTTGCGGGCGGCTTGGATGTTCGTGTCACCGGACCAGATCGCCGCGACACACTGAATCTCGAGTTCTTCCCTGTTACTGGTAGGACCGACATAGACGAGCTGCTGATTCGTTAGCACCGCCTCATACGCTTGCCCGGTGCTGGTGCCAGCGGCGTTGGTGTGCCAATCCCCGTTGAACCCGACGAACACCGCCTGTGTCCACATCGTGTTCCCGCCGGTGGCCGGACCGTCATATATCTCGATGGGGGATGCGAGGGTGGGTGAGGCGGTGAACAGGGTGACGAGAGCGTCGATGACGGTCCCGGCACGGCTCGTGACGATCGGCACCTAAACGTAAGCCTCTAGGAGATATGGGCTGAGGACTTCCAACGCCCGGTTAGGGATAGCGAACGACATGCCCGGCAGGAACGTTTCCTCCATGTTCGGCACTGGCGCTTGCCCCGGGCCTCGCTGCGTTTCCCACAGATGCTGGATGATGATCCGTCCGGCCGTGTTGAACGCTGCCGGCACGATCGTGCCCTGCCCGGCCGTGTAGGTGACGAGACACCAAGGACCGCGGAACAGGAACGGCAGATTCCCTTTACGGCGAACAATGCTCGACGGTTGGTCGATCACAATGTCGGTGGTCGACAGTGACGCCCCGGACCATTCGTCGACGATGCTCGTCACCGACTGCACAATCCGGTAACGCAACACCAACGCAGGGTTGGTGTAGGTTTGGCGGACCCGTTCGTTCGTGATCGTCCGCGTGACAATCGGTCCACCGATGAGCCGTTCAAGATCGGCCTCGATCGTGTCTATATACGATTGGAGCTCGTCGTCGTACGTGGTGACCGCCGGGTCGATGTTCGCCGCTTTCTTAGCGTCCTGTAGCGGGAGGACGGCGGGCTCGAACGGGTCGAACACGTCGAAGTCGCCGCGGGACACCCCGGCACCTGTCCCGGTGGATGTCCACACGTAGATGTAGTTGCCGTTCTGGACCAGGTCGGTGACCGGGAGATCTTGGTGGTAGAGCCCGGTCGAGTCGTGGGTCGGCGACGAGTAGGTTTGTTTGGTGGCATCAGGTTTCTGAACGACGAGGGCCAGGGTGCCGGCGTCGACGAGGGTGCCTGTGAGGTCTTTGACGGTGGTGCTGAGACGGATTGGTTGCCCGTTCGCGTAACGACTCAACTCGGGCCTCCTGTCCTCTGATCCTGCGCTGTCAACGTCGCTGTTCCTGTCGAGGTGGCCGTGTCACCGGAGCCCCGATCGCTGGCCGTCGGGTTGCTTCCACGGTCGGCAGCGGTGAGAGTCCCGATCGTGAAGGGCGGAGCAATGAACGGAATCAGATGGGCGAGTGTCGCCACCCCGCGCCGTTTCAACATCCGGGTTTTCACGATCGGCTGCGGCGTGGCCGGGACGAAACTCGGAAGCCGATAAACGATCAGCCTGCGGCCAGGGTTACGACGCGACAGGCAACGAACAATCGGAGTGGGAGTGACCGTGTACTGCGGCAGCTGGTGGAGAACCTGCCGGCCGCCACGGTTCCTTCGGGTCGGGCAACGGACTATCGGTGCCGGGGTGACCGTCGGCGCGACGGGCAGCCCTTGGAAGCGGATCGACGTGCACCGGTTGTGGCGTTGCGTGCTGTGAACGACGGGTGCGGGGCTGGGGGCTTTGAATACCGGTGGGGTCGGACGCCACCAAATAACACCCTTACGGTGACGATTGTAAGGCTGTTCGCCAACAACGATCGGCTGCTGGGTGGCAACGACGACGACGACGGCGATAACCGTCGTCCGGTACCAGACAACACCACGTCGATGGCGGTTGTAAGGCTGCTCGCCAACGACGATCGGCTGGTGTGTAACAACGAAGGTGGAACCGACGACAAGTCGGACGGTGCCACGAGGATGCCGACTGGCAGTGTGGACGGCCGGCGGCAGTGTGACAACAAACGTCGGGCCGGTGACAACGATCCGGACACCACGGCGTGGAAGCCGGGCGTGCGGGTATTCGCCTTGAACTAACGGTTTCTGGGCGGGCGGCGGTGGAGCAGGCGCAACGCCGGGTGTGAGAACAACGATCCGCCCGGCACGTGGTAGACGAGGATGCGGATATTGGTCTTGGACGAGCGGTTCACGGTTCGGGGCAGTGAAGACCGGGGGTGTCTTCCGATACCAGACGACACCACGCCGATGCCTGTTGTAAGGGAGTTCGTCGACGACGATGGGCTGGTGTGTGACAGGTGCGGCAGCGGCGACGAGAACAGGGCGATACCAGACAACACCGAACCGATGTCTCGGGATAGGTCCGGCTGCGGGATACCTAGTGACGACCGGCTGCTGTGTGGGTGCCGTGAAAACAGGCGGCGTTTTCCGATACCAGACGACCCCTTTGCGATGCCAAGGAAGTCTGTCAGCGACGATCGGGGGGGCGATGACGCCCGTCGCCGCGGCGGTCAGTGGAAGAAACGACGCAACCGCGCACGCCTCGGAGGAAAACGCCCCGGTTGACGGTGTGACCGTGAAAGTGACAGTGTCGTGAGCCGCGCCACCATGACCGTTCAGTAGGTAGGCGGACCCCATGAAACAGTTGAGCTGCTTCGTGGCACCGGTGTTCTGTGTAGCGGTGGCCGTGCCGCTCGCCGGTGTCCACGTGTTACTAACGGTGTAGGTGGCGGTTTTCGAGTTCGTGAACATCGCGCAGCCGACAGCGAGGTCTGCGGTGTTCGTGTCGTTCGCCGTGCACCCTGCCGTTGGATTGGCGGCCCCGCCACCGGTCCCGGACTGATCGAGAGCAGCTGATGTGGCAGCCCCGGACCATTCGGTCAGGTCGGCGAACATGACCGTCGCGCCCGTAGCGGTGAACGTCGGTGCCGTCTCGCTGGCACCGCAGTTCATCTTGTAGAACACGGCGGCGTCGTTAGCGCCGCTCTGCGCTTGTACTGCTTGCGTCCACCCAGTAGAGGTGGTCGCGATCGCTATGCCACCGACATTGTCAGTGACCCGTGCTATCAGCAGGTTCCCCGCGGTGGTCGCCTGCCCGAACGCCGGGGTGATCGACGCAGTAGCAACCGTCGAGATGGCACCAGCTGAACCGACAAGAGCTATCGCCATGTCACACCACCCACACCTGGCCGGTCACATGGCGTAAACCGACCGGGTCCGGACCACCGGCCAGGAACAGCAACCCCCCGGGCGCCATCTCCGAAACGATGTGGTCCGTGAGACGCCGCTGATCCTCCAGATCGACGCATAGCCGGTAGGAGTACACGAGATCGAAACCGCTATACCCGCCGAACGACGCGGCCTCGGCAACCACTACCGGGATCTCCGGGAACAACCTCCTCGACACTTCCCTATATGGACCGTGACGCTCGACACCTTGCACCCGCCAGCCCATCTCGGCAGCCAACGCGAGTTTCGTGCCATAACCGGACCCGACATCGAGGAACGACTCGCTACCAGTCCAGCAGCGGTTCCGGTCGATCAGATAGTTTCGGGCTGCCACCATCCCGGCGAACCATTCCCTGAGCGGCAACGCATGCCACGCGAAGAAACGATCCTCGACAGGTTCAGAACACGGGCTGTGGACGGTTGTCAGACGGTCCAGTAACCGTTCCGTGGCCAACCACGGATCTAGGCGACAGTGATCGACGCTGAACACTGCACGGCCCGATTGCCGTGCTCATCGACAACCTGCACCGTCGTCGTCCCCGAGAAATAGGCGGTCTCCTGGCTGGTCAACGCCCCAGACGCGTCGGTGCTGGTCGGCGCGTCAGCTTGACTGCCGTCCGGCCAGATCCAGTTGACGGCGTAATAAGTGTTCGGCCTCAACCCCGAGGCTGTCAACACGAGCGGCTGACCGACAGTCGAACCCGTCACAGAACAGACAGGTGTGGCCGCGTGCGCGGCGTGTGCCGCCCCGGTAGTGACAACGCCGACCAGTACGGTAGCAACGAGCAGAATACGTCTGGTGGGGTGCACGTCAGATCCGACTGATCCACATGTCGATAGTGGTCGCCACCGGCGTACCCGACGACAACAGCACACCAACACCCGCGCCACCCGTGGCCGTCCCCAACACGCAGTCGGGCTCGTCACCCCACGGATAGTCGTAAACGATCGTCTGATTGTTCACCAGAGTGATCTCGTCGACGATCTGGAACACCGCGGAGGTCGGCGTAACCGTGTAGTTGCATCCGGACACGGCGATACCACCCGCAGCGAGGACGCGCCCACCCACTTGGCTGATAGCGGTCAGAGCGGTTGATGTCCCGGCGGCGGAGGCTCCGGTCGACTCGCAGAACACCTGGAACGTGCACGACGCCGAGCCGGTACCGGCCATACCGATCCGGTACTTCTTGATCTGTAGGGCGTGGGCGGTGTCGGTGTTAGCGATACGGAACGCCGGTAACGTCGCTGACGCTGCCGCCATCGTGAACTGCGGCGAATAGCCGTGATAGAGAACTTGGGCCATGCGGCTGCCTTTCTATTTGAGTTATGCGGCCACGCGGCCGTGGTGTTTCGGTGCTACATCTAGGAATTAGGACTGGCCGGCCACGTTTTCGTACGCGGCCTCCCACAGCTGCCAGTTACCTTCGATCGTGTGCTCGGCGGCCTGCTCCCGTGCCGCGGCGCCCATCTCGACACGCATCGCCGGATCGTGGATGAGCTCGTTGAGGCGGTCACGCCACTCGTCCGGGGTGTCCACCAGGAACCCGGTCTTCCCGTCGATCACAAACTCGGAATATGGCAGGCGGTTCGACGCCACGATCGGGATACCCAACGCCGCCATCTCCAACGCCCGGATCGCCGTCTTCGACCGGTTGAACGGAATATCGGCAGACGGGGCGATAGCGATGTCGAAATCAACCTTCTTGTAATACTCCCCCACGTCCTGCGACCAGTTCGTCTGACGACACCTTGAGCGCAACCCACCCAGCAGGGGTGAAAAGTCGAACCCGACGAAATGCAACTCGGCGTTGTCATTATCCAACACCACGTCGCGCAACACATCTTGGACGTCGACCATGTCAACCAGATGGGAAGTGCCGCCCGCCCAGCCGACCGTCACCAGGTTGGGGCTGGGTTTCGCCGGCCGGGCGAGCGTGAGCATCCCCGCCTTCACGAAGTTCGGCAACAAAAACACGTTGTCGTTGAACGGCCGGACCGTCTCGGCCAAGTACTCGTTCGTTGTGGTAACCGCATCACACAACCGGAGACAGCGACGGATCGTTTCCCGCACCTTCTCGTCATACAAATGAGGCAACCCCGCCGGGTCGACCTGCAACATGTCATCATCAACCTCGTACACCAGCCTGGTCTGCCCGGTGAGGCGTTCCAACATTTGCATCCCCTGCCGGCCAGCCGGGCGCTGCAACGTGAGGACATCTATACCCTCGACCATCTGCGGAGTGATCTGCCCCCCATCCGGTGCGGCGACACCGACGACGTGCAGACTGTTCTCCGACAGATGCTTGAACGGCAACCAGATCCGGTAATACGACGACCCGTCGTAAGAGTGCGGCATGGAACCGAACGTGAGCGTCTTCGACGGCGTGCGTGGCTCGAGGAAGCGTTCCGCGGCCCTGTTGAACGTCTGGGTCATCAGCAGATCACCTCATCCTCGATCTCGCGCCAACCGAGCCCCTCGACCGTGTCATCTATCACTAAGGGGCGCCCGAGCAGACAGACGGGTCTTACAGGCAGATGTGCGTGTCCTGCCGCGAGATCAATCTCCCTTGCCAAGTCATCAATGACCGATCGTGGTGCCACCCACTCGTAATCACCATTCCTAGGAATCGCCCGATCCAGTTCATACATCTGTGCAACCGTGATCACGCCGTCACCTCCTCGCACACCGGGACCCGCAACACACCAATCCCGCCCCACACCGGCGGATCCGTCACAATCTCCTCACGACCACCAGCCCACTCCAACGAATCCCAAAACGCCTTCACCTTGCACGCCGGCACCGACGGATGATCACAAATGTCGTGAAACGCGATCACCCCACCCGGCCGTACAAGCGGAGAGAACATCTCGAAATCCCCCTTCACGCCCTTAAAGCTGTGATCCCCGTCGATGAACAGGACGTCGATCTCGTCATGGCCGAGCAGACGGACCAGTTCCCGGTACGTCTCCGTGTCGTGCGAGTCGCCATGCACGAACTCGGACCCGTGATCCACAACCTCAACCCGCGCCCCCGACCCAAACGGACCATCCAGCAACGACACGCCGATCACCCGCGGATGAGACGGCAACTGCTGCCACGCCCACAACGTCCCCCCAGCATCCGAACCAATCTCCACCACCACCTTCGGTTCGACATCCATCAACAAACAAAGAAACCCGGCGAGCTCCCCCCCCTTCTGCAACGCGTTGTGAGTCAAAATCGCCTCGCGGGCGATCACAGTTGGATGCATCCTGTTTCCTCTCAGGTTTGGTTGTCGGTGCAGGCCCGGACCTGAGAGGGAAACCGAACCCGCACCGACGAACTAACTCAGTGCCTTACGCACCTCATCCGGGTAATGCTCAACAACGAAGGCGATCAAGTCCTCGAGGCGTTGGCCCGTCGGTTGCATCGTCACCCATAACTCCAGGTTCTCGATGCGGTTGTCCGTCTTTATTCCGTTCCGGTGATGGATATTCTCGCCGGGTTCCAAGCGGCGGCCAAGCTGCTGCTCCATCACATACACATGTTCCATGATCCGACGACCGTCTGGTACCCGAATGCGCCGATAGCCCTGGTTGTCAGTGCCGGATCCATCTGGAGCATCCAGTAAGCCGACTGGACCGATCGGTCTCCCCAGCCTCTGTCGTTCGTAATGCAATCGACAGTACGGGCCTTCACCATTGAAGCGAGATGCCGCTGGCCGTTCGCATCCTTCGAGAGCGCATGGTGCAGGTGGCTTAGGAGGAGGACCGGACCTCCTACGTTCTGCTGATCCCGGGTCACCGCTGTAACGCAAACGAGCCCGATGCGTACGACAAAGCCCATTTGCTTCATTAGGTTGCTGACAACCCTCCACCGAACAAGGCAAATGAGGCGGCAGCTTGGGACGAGCCTTGAGTGGATCGCCGGTCCGATGCCACCGGTAGTAGTGCATTGAGCACCACCCTCGAGCCCATACTGCCTTGTCGCACCCTTCAATCTGACAGAGTTTCATCGCTAGCTCCTTTGAGACGGGGATTGGTCCCGTCTCAGGGAGCTAGTTTAGCAGAGTGGACTAACTGATTGTGAGATACCGGAAAGCGGCTGTTGTGGACACGGCCGAAGACGTGCGCCAGAACATATACCAGCCTGCTTGCCCAGCGGGCAGCGAAGCGTTACCACTGCCCTTAATCATAGGTTCGTACAGCATGCTGACCCCAACTCTATCGGCGATCACGAACTGGCCAAAGTCCCCGAACACGAGAGTCGCGGAACCGGTGCCGGATGCGGCGGAGGTGCCGGTTGTGACGCCTGGCAGGTCGGACGCTTCGTAGATCGGCTGACCAAGGAGCGCGGCGGGGGTGTTGGACGTGAAGTTGGTCCAGAACGAGCCGCCTCCGTATTGGTCGATCGCGCGGACACCGTTGAGGATTTTGATGTTCCCGAGCCATGCGGCGCCGGCCGAATTACGGAACCTGGGCGGCAGTGCCGCTTGCAGGTTGTAGACGTCGACGTTGCTGGCGGTGCCGTTGAACGCTGTCCCGGTGGCGGCGGGGGCGACTCGGGAACCGGTGCCGAGAGCGGCCATGATCCCGAGGGGCTGGGCTGTGCCGGAACCGGTCGCGAAGGCAGCGGACTCGAGCCGGTCACGGGCGTCAGAGAGAAGCCCGGGGAGCTGCTCCCCGAAGTTCGTGTCGTCCAACGCTTCATATGAACCGAGCACCCAGACGGCGCCTTTGACGGGGTTGATCTGGATTTGCCCGACGACGGGGGACATGTCGGCGGCGGTCGTGGCTTCTGCGATCCACGCACCGGTGACACCGGCGCTGTTCACGCCTTGCCACGCGTTGGATGTGGTTTGCACAACCCTGGAGACTCGCCGGAACGGGTTCGAGGAGGCGGCGTTGGTGAGCACGATGCTCGGGTCAAGGACGTACGGTAGGAGGAATCCTCCTGATGCGTTCGTGAGGTTGATGGCACGGTAGCGGCCGTCGTCGCTCATGTTGAGCAGTGTTCTCGGGTTGAAGCTGAGGGGGTCTTCCATGTAGGCCCGGAAGGCGTCTCGGTATTCTTGGGTGCCGGTGAGGAGGACGTGTTTGGCTACGCCGCCCTTGCTTTGGCCGACGCCCATCCCTTGCGACAGGGAATAGGCGACCTCGGCCCGGTCGTGGACGATCTCGCCGCGTTTCTCGTCGAGTTCGATGAGCGCCGCTGACCGGGCGCGCATTTCGTCGGCGCGAACGAATCCACTCTCGAGACGTTCAGGGTCGAGATCCTTGAATGGGTCGCGGTCGATGGTCGACCGTGTGAACATCTCGGGTGCTTGTCCCGTCCGGGCCGCTTCTTTCACGCCTCCGGTCTCTTCCCGATTCTCGGGTTCGGCGGCTGCTTTGGCGACACGATCGAGTTTCGCCATCCGCGCCCGCAAGGGCTCGGCTTTCGTCTCGAGTTCCTCGAACTCGACGATGAGAGTACCTTGGTAGTTGACCTCCTCTTCGGTGAGGTCAGTGCCAAGTTCTCTCAATTCGGTTTGGATCGCACTCATGCGAGTGGTCAGATCTTGCAGGGTGCGATATTGGTTGATGATGTCAGTCATAGTGTTTGCCTCCGTGGCGAACGATGAAGGCGGCCATACGGGCCTGCGCTTCTTCTTTGGGGGACCGGACCGAGTGCCCGTCGGTGGGCAAGTCGCCGGAGACAAGCTCCAACTCTTCGTCGGAGGTGCCAATCTCGGCCAGTTCACCAGGATCTGACCGGAGAAGTAGTTCGCCGAGCCTTTGGCGCTCGTCGACTGCCATCGTGTTGAGCAGTCCGAGCATTTGCTCGGCTCGGACTCCGACTATCTCGGCGTCGGAGTAGACAGCGAACGTGGCGGGACCGTACTCCCGCAAGGTTGATTCGGTGCGGCGCACCGTGGGGAGAGTGCCGCCCTTGCGTCGGAACCCGCCGATCGGGACTGCCGGGTCTGAGCGGTGGAACGCGCCGGAGAAACTATATGAGCGGATCGATCCGCCTTTGATCGCTTCGAGGACTTCGTCGGCCCGGGCGGTGGTGTGGAACTTGGACCGGGTGAACAGGCCTTTGCGGTCGGCTCGGATCTCTTCGGCGACACCGATCGGCACGCCGCCTTGGGGGTCGGGGGTGTGGAACAGGGTCATGCCGTGGTTGAACAGGACGGGGACGGGGACTTTGGATCGTTGGAAACGTTCGATCGCGCGGTCGAAGCAGCCGGGATCGAGCGTTTCGATGTAGCTGCCGTCGGCGTCGTGGATGGGCGGGCTTTCAACGTTGAACACCGCGGCGTACGCCTCGACGGTTCGTCCGTCGGCTACCGGTTGAATGTCGGTGAGCTCGAACGAGCGGGTGTAGGCGAGCGGTGGCGCGGCGGTGTCAGAGCGCATGTAGATGAGTGCGTTCGCCTCGGAGCGTTGGTCGTCGTCCCCACCTATCCCGAACTTTTTCGCCGCTGCTTTGATCTTCGGCATCGCTTTGTCACCGAACGGTGACTGTGGCGCCCGGGCCAGGGCGTTGCGGACGTGGGCGGCGTCGTGGATCGGGAAGTGCCGCAACGATCGCGGCACCGTCTTCCCCGACGAGTCCTTCGTGCCGCCTGGCTCCACGTATGCGAAGTCGGAGTCGGGGAGGTCGTTGATGCTGGCTGTCGCCATTTCGGCCATCTAGTTATCCTTTCCCGTTCGCCGCGGGCTGCCGGCCCGGCAACGCCGAGGGGGCTGTCGGGAACGAGGCTGGTGCCGGTTTCTTCGTCGCCGCCGTTTGCGGTTTGGTGAGCACCTGTCCCCCACCGGGCGGGGTCCCGGTCCGGGGGGGACGGGTGACACCTGTTGTGTTCGAATCCACACCAGACTCCGGGCCGGTAACCGGTGGCCCCATGTCGGCGACAGCGATCGTTTCCCGTTCCTGCACGCCCGGTGTCGGAGCGTTCGGGTCGGGCACAAGTTGTGACAGGTCGCCAGAGGTGATCGCAGCGATCACAGATTCACGAATAAACCCGGCCTGAACGAACGTGAGAGTGGCCGCCGCGTGAACTTGGGTGACCTGAGCACGTTCGGTCTCCGCGGCTTGTAACGCGGCGATGTCGGTGGTGTCAAACCAGAGTTGCACACCACGCGGGGGCATGTCGGGGACGAGTTTCTCGAGAACAGCACAGGTGTGCCGCCATAGCGGCCGGATGGTGAGATCACCGAAACGGCGCATCGCCGTCTGATACGTCTCGCCCGATTCGGCGTCGCGGAGACCGACGACAACGGGTGGAACCCCGGCAGCGGAGCAGATGCGCAGTTCGCCGCCGGCTTGGACGGGGCGGAAGTCAAGTTCTTGTAGGCCTTTGCCAACGACGGGGTCGACGCCTTGGTCGAGGATGAGGGGTTCCCAGGCGTTGTTGACGCCACCGTATTTCGCTTTGATGCGCTCTCGGACACTGTCGACGGTGTCGGCTCGGAGTTGTCTGGTGAACTTGAGGGCGGTGACCGGTGTCCCATGATCCATGTACCGCGTTTTGTAGGTTGTCATCGCCATGTCCGAGTCGATCTCCCGGAGGACCGGGGACAGCCAGGACATGCCGCGGAAGTTCGCCACCGGATCCGGGTAGGGGGAGACGTGGGCGATTTCGTCGACAGTGAAGAACTGGGCTGGCTGTTTCGGTTGCGCCGGTGCCATCGGGTTCGGCTGCCAGTCGTAACCGATGATCTCGCGGTAGGTGCGTCCCGCCTGGTTCACTTCGCGGGACACGATCGTCACCTCAGCCGGCGGCAACCTCACGAGGAGATCAGGTTCGGCTTTCCACCAGTACGAGTTCCCCGCGTAAGACACATCCTGCTCAATCCGCGCCCACAACTCCCCCGCCGTGGCGTTCGGCCACGGATACTCGAGCACACGCAAACTCTCGTTGCCGTACAGGTGCTTGTCGGTGAGGCTACGGAACTTGAACGACGCCTCCGACAGCAGCATCATCCGAGCCAACACACACGCGTAGACGATCCCGTTGGTTTGGTAGGCCTGGACAGCTTTGGTGAGAACGTCGACCGGGGACTTTTCCCGGTTGCTGTCGGTGGTGTAGGTGAGGAGGACGGCCGCCCCACTCGCCATCCCTTCGTAATATCCTTGGTCGCGGAAACTGTACCGCTCCGCGAGCCGGTCCAAGAGTCTCATGCTTCGACCAGTCGGCGTAGACGCCACCGTGCCATGTCTGCCCAACTCTCGCCATCCCACGGACCGCCTGGACGGTCCAGTTCGCTCAGGGCGTAACGGATCTCTTTCTCGAGGAAACACGCCCGGCAAAGCCACATCTCGATCGGCTTGTCCATCCGCCCGCAGGCACATGTGTCGGTACTAACAACCGTCATTGGCGTGCTTTCAAAGCGATCTCGTGCGCCTTCAACGCCGGGCTATCAACACACATCAGGTCGTAGTCCTCGAGCATGTCGTAAGCGGCCTGGAGTTCGGCTGCGAGACGGTCGGCGTCGTGTTCGGCGATATCGGTCCGCCGGTCAGGGGACGGGAGATGGTCACGGTCGGTTACCTGCGCCCGGCGCAGCATGTCATCTCGCCTGCCGCCACCGCTCCAACACGTCCGCATGAGAACCACGACGGTCCCCGCTTGGTGCGGCATCACGCAACAGGGCATCAATCGACCAGAGCAGTCCACCGATCATGAGCACCACCCCCACCATCCACCACGCGACCAGTGCGGCGCCGCCGATCATGATCCCGACCGCGGCGGCGAACTGGAACCCAGGCGTCCTGATTCGCCGCCAACGGCCGGGCCGCGGGCGCAACACCCTCATGAGGCGCGCGGCCAGTCCGGACCGTTATAAGTAACCGACGTCCCATAACCCGGCTCGGTCGGCGGCCTCGACCAATAGGTGCTGCCCCACACGTTCACATACGGGGTCGGCTGCGGTGCCGGTATCGGCGGCGGGTCGATACGGTTCGCCAAACGGCGCAACCAGCCAGCCACCGACAATCGCACCACAACCCGGACAGTCATCAGTAGTCGGCGTCCCCCGCACCACCAAACGAACCGCCCTCACCCACATCACCAGCACCACCAGTCGTACCCGGATCGCCCACCGTCGCATGACCAGCCACCACCGCGGCACCATTCTCGACGATGAACCCGTGCGCGGCAGCCTGATACGCGTCCGCCGACGCTGTCGCCTGCCCATACGCGGTCGACGTTTGCATCACGGTCACATCCATCCCAGCATTCGGATAGTTCCCGACCGACCCAGCCGTGTACTCGAACCCATCCATCGCGGGAGGCCCAGCCTGCGGTGCCGTCGGCCTCGATGAACCAGCAGGATTGGCCGCTGACGGCTCGTTACCGACCGTCCCGTCAGCCATGTCAGGCCTCCCCCGGCTGCTCACCAACAGCCAACCCGCTGTCCCACTCCCACATGTCGCCACCGGCCATCAACCCCGAAGCCGGCACCGAATTCCCGGCGACCAACGTCGCGCCAGCAGTCTTACGATCATTCGCGGCAGCCTCAGACTGTGACATCAACCCTGACACGTCACCAGTGATATCCGGTCCCGGCTGCGCCGAGTTATGCGTTCCGACACCCACGTCACTCCCATTCCGGGATTGCTTCTCGATGAATCCCATTCGATCCTCCTAACCGATGAACACATCTTCGGGGGCCAACGGCGTCCCGAACGTCTGAAACCCCCACAACGCGAGCGCTATCGAAACCAGCGGGGTGATGTCCACCCCTGACGCCTTGCGACCCAACGCCAACGCACCATCACCAACAGAACGCGCCAACCCTGACAGGACCGCCTGATCAACATCCGCTTGCGGACCGTGAGACAGGGCGCCCTGATCCAACCCGTCCACCAAACCCGCATAGGCGGCGGCGACATCCTTCGTGTCAGCCACCGTCACCCACAACCCGGCCTTCTCCAACTCCGGGATGAACGAAGCCGCCGGACCGCCACCATCCACAACGAACAGCGGATGCCCATGGCTCCCATCCAGGTCGACACACCGGTCGACGATCCAGCCGGTCCCACGATCACGTACCGCAACCTCGACGTGAGTCCGGTCACCATAGGGACCGGCGACACCGATCGAACCCCACGCCCGATCCAAGGACACCTCGACAGCGAAACAACCCGGCTCACACGACGACCCGGGGTCCTCTGCCCGCTTCCATTGTTCGAACGACACCGCCGTCAACCCCTCGACGGTCTCGTCATGCCAGCCCATCACCTCACGCCCGTACTCCTCCGGGGGCATCGTTCGGCGCATATCCATCACCGTGTCCAACTGGATACGACCACGGGTGATCGCCGAATGCACCTTCATCAACAACTCCGGCTTGTCGCACCCGCAACCCGGAATGTCACGAGAATGGCTACACAAGTCACCCGACTTGCACGCCTCCGACGGGTCCGGAGCGCACCACTCCGCATACACCATCCGCCGATCCAACCCGGACCGGCCACGCTTCACAATGTCGCCCAACACGCCAGACTCCGGCCGGCACGCCGACGACCCGATAAACACCTGAGGATCAGGCTGCGCCAACATGATCGGCATCAACGCACCGATCTGGCCCGGCTGCAAAGCGTAACCCTCATCCAGGATCACTTTCCGACCCGATAACCCTCGACCACCACCCGACGTACGAGTTTTGAACCTCAACCTGGCGCCCGACAACAACACAATCTGCGGAACAGCACCATGCGACGCCACCGACCCCCGGGCCGTCAACCGCACCCGCCGCCGCAAAATGTCCGACCCCTCGATCAGCGCCTCCAAATCGTTCGTCGCCTCGTTAGCAATCTCGAACTCGTGCGCCGACCACACCACAAGCCGCTCATCACGCACAAACAGCTGCCCCAACGCCACCTGCTTAAAAAACCCGGTCTTCAAATTCTGTCGAGGGGCGATAACCACAACCTCGAACGCAACCGACCGGCCCTTCTTGTCGATCGCGAACGCCGCGTCCAACAACATTCGCTGCTCAGGATCGGGCGGGAACCCAGCCAACGTCGCCACAGCGGCCACCTCAGGCCCGAGCGTCCGCTCGTACTCCGGGATATGCAAATAGCGGGGCCGGACGAGATCAGGCTCCGCGGATGAGCTTGAGTGCCGCCGCCTCCCTGATGTTGTCGAGCGCGTCGTCATCATGGTCGGCGTCCTTAACTGCGTCAGCGAGCGTCGCCCGGAACTCCTTCATCAACGCCGCCAACCCCGCACCCGTATCCACCGGTCCCAGATTGTCCAACCGAGCCGCCAGCAACACGGCAGCCACCCCAAGCTCGGTATCAGCCCGGCCGATCTCCTCGAGCCGGCGCATCGTCGAGGTCGCCAACGGCCCGGGCATCACATCGGGTGCCGGTAATGCGGTCACCGTCGCCACGCCCCTATGAGCACGCTGCCGGCAACGATCCGAACAGTACTTCGCTGACGGCCTTTTCGCCTCAAAAGGCGTCTCGTCAACCACACATCGTTTGATCACAGGTCACCACACCCGCGAATGCCACTGCAAAGCCAACCTCTTCGCTCGCCTCACCCTATTCGCCTTCAACGCCGCCGCTTCACCATTGCAACGCTGATGTGAGAACCCCAAATAGCCCGACCTAGTGTCCGTATGATCCCAATGCAACGCTGAGCGGCCGTGCCGATCCTTAGCGAACTTCCACATCGAACCCTGACACCGAGCGCAAGGCGACCATTCCGGCAGCGCAACGAACGCCGCCGCCCGCCGGCGAGCATGATCCCACCCGTAGCCCCGCTGAGTGGTCGTCAACCCACGCCGGTTACGTGACATGAAGCCACTCCTATCGAAGAAATGACCTCGTGTTGGGTCATGAGGGTGCGTCGAGAGCCGCTGCGATCTGGGCTCGCCGCGTTTCAAACGCGGAAACAGGGATGGTGGGGTGGTCACTGCCTGCCCTGCTGGGCGACGGACAGTGGAGGGGTGGGCGTGGTGGCCCTTCCTGGCCTGTTCGTTCGGTTTTGGGGAGGGCCACCCCTACCATCCTTGGCGGGGTTCGGGATTTTGCCCATCCTTGGCGTTGTTCAGGATTTGGGGGCTTTCCGCCGTGGGCAGTCACTGGACGAACGTAGCCGTGGTTGTACTAGATGCGGAGCGTGTTGTCAAGTACCCGCTGGTCAGGCCACCTCTGAGTGTGCAACCGGTGCAACCGGGCCACGAAGGAACGCCTCGATGCGCATGGCATTGTCGACTAGGGCCTCTGTGCTTAGACGTGCAGTTTGGGATGTCATGGCTCGGATGGCTAGGTCCATTGCTTGGATGCGGATTTGTTCAGCGTTGGTCATGTGTACTCCTTGGCTGGTGGTGGGTTTGTTGCTGCAACCGGTGCAACCGGAGCATCGCGCAGATTATCGAGAGCTAGGTTCAACCGATCCCGCGTATTGCGAAGCGATCTAATCGCCTCGTCTAGGTCGTTGATCGCTTGACGTAGATTGCCAACGGCGTACCGCGAAACGTCAGGATGGTCTATCTGGTTCGTCCTTTGCGTAGTTTGCTGTTGTCGACCGGCCTCGTAAGGATCAGGAGCGTCACAGAAAGACGATTCGGAGCGCTGAGAGTTCCGTCGGTTCAACTCTTCAATGACGCTCTTAAGGCGTTGACGTATGGTTGCCCAGTCTGCGTCGTTCATCCGGTTCCTCCGAGTCCTCGTTGTCGCCAGGCTAGGTAGTAGCAGGCTGGTCTGCCAGGTGCTGCTCGTAGGTGGTAGGGGTTGCCGTCGATGCGTTTGACGGGGTCGTCGTGGGTGCCTAGGGCTGGTTGTCCGCAGCCGGGGCAGGTGCCGACAGTAGAGCTGCGGGTGCCGACGGTGACGCCGGCCAACATTGTGCCGGGTGTGGGTGGTTGCCAGTTGGCTCGGGCTTTGTTGGCTAGGCGGGTGAGGTGGGCGATGGTTTCTGCGTATTCGTTGAGCCAGTCTTCTGCGCGGTGGAGGTCGGGGTTTTGGGTGGCGTGGAAGACGGTGTCTGTCCCGGTGCCGTGAGTTTCGTGGGTGTGGTCGGTTGGGAAGCCGTGTGAGCGTTTCTCGAGGGCGGCGTAGGTGTGTGCTTGGTGGATGGTGTCGAGGTCGCGGTGGTGGTCTTTCCAGTGGGTGGCTTGGGTGGTGGATGGTGGTTGGCGTTGGCGGTTGGGTTTGGTGGTGGGCATCGATGTCTCCAGGGAAGTTTGTGACTGATTTCTCTTATCGTCTGCACCCGTCAGGGGGGTATTTAATACCCCCCCCTGATGGCGGGTGCTCGGTGGAGGGTGCGTCCGTGCTATGGCGGGTGCTCTGAGCAGGACTTTTGCGGGTGCGTTTATGCATACCTTCGGAAAACGCCATTTTCAGTGGAGGGTGCTCATGGAGGGTGCTAAACCAGGTCATATCGGGCCAGGTAAAATGGTGAGGTAATACCGGGCGGGGATTGAGCCGCCGATGCCTCCAGCGACTGCTTCAGTGCGTTGCGCCTGGTTGCTATCGACGAGTCGATCCAGTTGGCGTTGCGCTTTCTTGCGCTCGTTTTCACTGACCTTGGGTTTCTCGAACATGACTTGGGCGAGCTGTGTTGTGGTGACTCCGTTGGAGCCGGCGTTGGTCAGGAAGATCAGCGGGTCGACCTGGCCGCGGTAGACGGTGGAGCGGCCTTGGTCATGGTTGTGCTCGATTTTCAGTGGTCCTACTTCGGCGGCTGGCTGTTTCAGGTGGGTGAGTTCGATTAGGAGGTCGCCGGCGGCGCCCCAGAGGAGGATGACGGAGCCGGCACCGGCGGTGATCCATGTGGAGCCGTAGACGTCTTCGAGGGTTGTCGGTTTGGTGCCGCCTTGGCCTTTGCGTTGGTGGTGCAAGCCGAGAACTTCGATGCCGGCGGTGACGCAATGTTGGAGCGCCCGGTTGAGGTTGCCGCCTACTTCGTCGTCGGAGAGTTTGACAGCGGCGTCTTTGAGACTGTCGATGATGACTGTTTTGGCGTGGACGTGTTCGACGAGTTCGAGCAGGGTGATGGGTGTTTTGCCGAGGTCGAGTGGTAAGGGGCCTTCCCACACGACGAGGCGTTCGTTTAGGAGGGCACGGTGGGTTTCGTTGAACAGGCGTCTCATGGCGCGGCGGATCTGCCGCGGCCGGTCCATTGCCAGGTAGAGGGTGGTGTCTTCGGTGGGCGTGATTTGTTGGCCGAGGAAGCTGTCGTCGATGCCTAGTCGTCCGGCGATGATTTGCATAGCGAACGTGGTTTTCCCGACTCCGGTGGGGCCGACGATGAGGCAGGGTTCGCCTGATGCCCAGAGGACTTGGTCGCCGGCACCCCAGATTGGTGAGAGTTCGGCGGGGTCGTCGAGAACGAACGTGGCGCCCGTTTTGAAGTGCCGACGAGACTCCGGTTCCGTGTCGTCAGAGGTTTTGCTGTTGGTGGGGATAAGTTCTCTGAGGTCGGAGGTGACGAGTTTGTTAACGAGGGTTTCGTCTTTGGCTTCGATGGCGTCGGCGATGGCGGCGAGCCGGTCGGCGTCGTAGACGGCTTCTTCCGGGAATCTGATGTCACCAGTGACTGTCCAGTCGGAGGTGAATATTTTGACGACACCCGGTGCCACGTATCCGACGCTGGCGGAGGTACCGGCAGTCTTGTCCGGTCGGGTGACGGCTATGTAGTAGGTGTCCTTGTAACTAGTCTTGTATTCGCTGTGACCGCCGAGCCGTCGTAGGGCGTCGAGAGCGGCACGGTCGGCGGGGTGTAGACCGTCTAGGTGGACGGGTTCCCAGTGCCCAGCGTTGCCACCACCTTCCCCACTGCTGCCACCGTATTTGGCTTGTTCGATGAACATCCATTCGGGGGCGTCTGGTGGCTCGACACCTTCGAGTAGTGGTACCCCGGTGACCCGGTCGAGTTTCCATGAGCCCCATGGGGTGCGTGTGCCGGCGGCGACGATGTAACCGTCGTCGGAGCGAATATCGATGTCTGGTGCAAGGTTATGGTTGTCGACGTGACGGTCGCCTTTGCCGAGGATGATGTGCCATCCACCGGAGGCGGTGTGCACTTTCGGTGCTGGCGGTAGGGCGCCGTGCTCGGCCTCGAGGGCGGCGAGTTGTTCGCCGCCTCGACGATCTCCTTTGATGTCAACGTCCGCGGCCATCCAATGCCGGGGACCGAGCCATAGGCCGACGCCGATGACTTCGGCGGATCGGCTGGTGCACCCATTGAACATTCGGCGTAGCGTTTCGGGGTCGGTGTTGGCGTTCTTGAATCCGCCTTCACCGGTCAATGGTCGTTTGTTAGTGGCGTGTTTCTTGTCGTCCCAGCTGATGCCGAGCGGGAATGCTGGGACGCCGAGGGCTGCCCAGCGGTGTGCTAGGGCGATGGCTTCGGGAATGGTCATGGCAGATGGCACAGGTTCCACCTTGGGAATGTTTATTTGTTGCGATGTCGACCCAGGGAATTCGGAGCGAGACTCGCCAATGCACCGTTTTCGCCGTACTCGAATCGGGCAGAGCGGGCCGCCCTATATGCACCACTGACATTCACTTCGTAAGGATCGTGCGTGGGTGTGAGCCAGCTTTCGCACGTGTCTGGTGCTGGTTCAGGGTTGTCGAGCCACCACGGGCGTCGGTTTTTGTAGTACGTACCGAAGCCGTATCTGCCTGAGATATCGAACGCGTGAGTGCCAGGGATGTGATGAATGCCGATCCAACCCCAGTCGCCTTCGGGTGTCGGGCGAGGTATCGGGCCGAGGATCATCAGACGTGGTCCTGCTTCGCACTGTGGCCGGGGCGGTATTGTTGGAAGTTGTCTAGCTGCTGCCAGCATTAAGGGCCGGTCTAGGTCGGATGCCGCACCCTTGACCTCAATCCAGGTTCCACAATCAGGGAGTAGGAAATCTGGTAAGTACCGAACTTGGTAGTCAGCGAGATCGCCATCCGGAAGGCCATCGACTGGAACATCGATGACGAAGCCTTGCGGTTCGTATTGCCATGCAATGGACAGGTGGTCGAAGAACACGGCCCATCGGGCCTCTAGGCGACTACGGAACCGGCAGCCTGCATATTCGGTTTCGATAGGTGTCGGCATTTTCATGCCGCGGCGGTGTCGGTGTCAGCCTCCAAGTATTCGCGCGCTAGGCGCCGGAGGAGCTGTGACAGTGACAGATCCTCGTCGGCTGCTCGCTGTTTGATCTTCTCGTACAGTTCGCGTGGGAAGAGGGCTGAGAACTGGACGATGTTTCGTGTTGTTGCCATGAGGTCGGATGTTGCTTTCTCCGCCGACCTTGGTTGAGGTGCTGATAATTACACATCGGTAGTTTGATTACAAGGGGCAAATCGGGGAAGTTCTGTACGGTAGCCGACGACAGCGTCAGCGAACGCTTGGGCGTCTAAATGGTGTTCGCCGGCCAACTGTGCGAGCACATCCACAGCCACCGCCTCTTTCACCCGGTCTTCGGCCATGCCAATGGCGGTAACAACGAGTTCCCACGGTTCCCAATCACGCCGCGGCTGGACGGGTGTGGCGAAGTATGGGGGCGGGGCTGTCAGGGGTAAATGGCGTCGCCACCAGCCGAACCCTGGCGCTATACCGTCGCTCAACATTGCGAGGCCTTCCTCCAATGCTTCGGGCTG